CCTCAACCCCCGCCAATACTATGCGCTGATCCAAGAGGTTGGTAGCAATGGTTTGGTGAACCGTGATTCCCAAGGCTCTGCCCTGCAGGGTGGTAACGGCGTGGTTGAGATCGCCGGTATCAAGGTCTACAAGTCCATGAACATTCCGTTCTTCTCTCAGTACGGTACCAAGTATGGTACTGGTTCTGCCACGAACCCCGGTGTGACCGATCCTGGTAACACTGGTTCCTTCGTGTCCGAAGCTATTGAAGATGCTGCTAACGATGTTACCGGTATCAACAATGAGTACGGTGAAGAGACCGAATTCGCTAACAGCTGCGGTCTGATCTTCCAGCGTGAAGCCGCTGGTTGTGTGGAAGCTATCGCTCCTCAGGTGCAAGTCACCAGTGGCGATGTGTCCACCATCTACCAGGGTGACGTGATCCTGGGTCGTCTCGCCATGGGTGCTGACTACCTGAATCCCGCTGCTGCTGTGGAACTGTTTGCTGGCACCGCTACCAAGCCTGCTGCATTCTGATTTTCCTTATACGGGAGTCTCTTCGGAGGCTCCTTTTTTTTAATTCCTTATTGAGAATAATACTCATTTGCAATTATGCCTTACCTATCTACTGGCTCCACTGAACTTAAAGCCGTTAATCAGATCCTGGCGTCAGTTGGTCAGGCTCCTGTTACAACGCTGACAACTGAAGAAACTATTGTTATTAATGAGGTAGACCGATTTGTTGGTTCTATTTCTGGTACTACTCTAACCACTGAAGAGGCTAACATTCCTGTTGGTACTTATATTGGTGGTACTGGTGTAGCTACTGGTACCTCTATTGCAGTTGCTGGAGTGCAGCAAAATACTAGCCCTGTGACATATAGATATACGATTAATATCTCACAGACTATTGCTAGCCAAGCACTGACTCAAAACAAAGTTACAACTAGAGTTGAAACTCAAACCAACCCGGACGTTGCGATTGCACTCAACACCCTAAGAGAAGTGTCACGTGAAGTACAGGCTGAAGGATGGACATATAATACTGAATTTGATTATAAAATTACACCTGATTCTAATAATGAAATTAACATCCCAGACGATGTTCTACAGATGGATCTAAACCAGGGTTATCCTGAGAACATTGAAAAGGATGCTGTCTTCCGTGGAGGTAAACTTTACGACAAGAAAAAGCATAGCTATAAGTGGACAGCAGAGACTGTCTATGTAGATATTCTATGGTATTTTGAGTGGGAAAACATCCCTGCACCAATTCAAGCATACATTGTTGCACGTGCTGCAGCTATTGTATCTAGCCGTATTGTTGGTGATACTAATCAATATCAAATCTTACAACAAAAAGAATTGACTACACGTTCCCAAGCTTTGGAGTATGAGTGTAATCAAGGTGACTTTACTTTCTTTGGTTCACCTAGTCATGGTAACTTCTACCGACCATATAAGCCGTTCCATACCCTACAACGCTAATGCCCGCAGTAACTCAGACAATTCCTAACTTTCTTGGTGGTGTATCCCGCCAAAATGACGACAAAAAATTAGTTAATCAGGTTACTGAGTGCGAGAATGGGTATCCTGATCCTACCTATGGTCTGTTAAAAAGACCTGGTATGGAGCACATTTCAGTGCTTAAAAAGGCAAATGGTAATCCATTTAATAAAAATGAGTTAGCTGGAGCGGCTTGGTTTTTTATCGATCGAGATGCTGCTGGCTCCTACATTGGTGCTATTAAAGGTACTAATATCTATGTTTGGACTAAAGATGATGGTACCTTCTGTACCGTAACTAACAGCGGTTCTTCATACCTAACTGGCTCTGGACCGGCTGATTACCACTTTCGTAGTGTGCAAGACGTAACAGTTATTACTAACAAGACTGTTACAACTGCAATGAGAGCAGACAATACCTTTGTTGCAAAATCACAGGCTACACTAAAGCTACTTTCATTGCAAGCAGATGATGAGTTTACTGTAACCATTCAAGGTGAAACAGTAACCGTAACAGCTCAAAATACCACAACTTTTGATGACATGCTGTTGCGCAAAACCAGTCCTGGAAGTGAAATTCAACCGACGCATCATTTGATTGATGGTATTATAGATCTCATCAATACCCAACAGGCAGCTAATAATTCTGATTTTGATGGTAGGTGGTACATTGAAGGTTATAATAATAGCATTAATATCCGCAGAACAAATCAATCTAATGGTGTAAGGACTAATTACAGTACACCTGGTGGTACTCCATTAGCATTTGATATTGATGCTAGGGGCGGTCTCAGTAATGTTGCTTTAGAAGTATTTGAGGATGAAGTAGACTCAGCCGATAAGCTACCTCTAGAATCTTATAATAATCATACAATAAAGGTTGTTAACACTAACTCTGCTGATGATGACTACTATGTTAAATTTGTAGCACTTAATACTTCAAATAATTATGGTCGTGGTTATTGGCAGGAAGCTCGTGCACGTGATGTGTCACCGGGTTTAAATGCATCCACAATGCCATATCAGTTAGAGAATACAGGTGCTACTACATTTACTTTTAAACCTGTTAGCTGGAAAGACCGGGAAACAGGTGATGATAACAGTAGCCCAATCCCATCTTTTATTGGTAAAAAACTTTCAGCATCATTTTTCTATAACAATAGGTTTGGTGTTCTATCAGAAGATAATGTATTCTTTGGTACTGCCAACGATTCTTTCAATTTCTTTGTTAAATCTGGATTAACTCAGGTTGATTCAGATCCTATCGACCTTAACGTATCTAGCATTAGACCTGTTGTCTTGACTGATGTTCTACCTTCTCCACAAGGTCTTTTGCTGTTTAGTGCTCGCCAACAGTTTCAAGTGTACTCCTCTAGTACCACTACGTTGACACCAAGCACTGCTGTTATTAGGACACTTTCTAATTATGAAATGGATCCTAACATTACTCCTGTAGATGTAGGAACAACAGCAGCTTTCTTGAGCAGAGTTCCTGGTTACTCTAAGCTATTTACTATGCAGCTTAGGGAGATCGAACAAAGCCCCGCTGTGGTTGACATCAGTAAAGTTGTGCTTGAATGGATTCCAGACACTATCGATAGTCTATCCGTCAGTGCACAGAACTCTGTGATTATGTTAGCAGATAGGTCTTCATCTTATATGTACCTTTATAGGTATTATAATAATGGTAGTGAAGATCTTTTCCAAGCGTGGGTTAAATGGGAACTGCCTACTACTATTCAGGCTGTAGAGATTATTGATGACGATGTTATCATTATATCTCAACATGAAAACGAGTACAGTATGAGTAAGATTGTACTTGATCAAATCCCTACAGGAGACGTTGTAGCAACTTCAACTGGCATGACAGGTAATCCATGCCTAGACATGGCTACACGACCCGTCAGCCCGGCTGGAGGTGTCGATGCGGTGGTATATGATCAGACCAATGATGTCACTAAGATCTACGTACCGTATACACCTATTAGTAATAAGCAAGCTATCATGCTGCTGAGTGTCCCTCAAGCAGATGTAGGTACAACTGCAGTAATTGATGCTGATGCTGGGTATTATGCTACAGCAGAAGAACGTACGGAATCTGGTACGAATTATCATTACTTTGAAGTGAAGGGTGATTTCAGCGGTTATGCTGATGGTATTATTGTAGGCTATGGTTATGACTTTGAAATAACACTACCTAGGTTTTACTATCGACCACGGCCTCAAGAAACTGACTTTACTGCTGCGCTAACTGTTTCACGAGTTAAGTTTTCTGTTGGTAGGACTGGCGCTGTCGAGTTTAAAGTGAAAGCTGATGGATCTAATGAATGGAAAAACATAGAGTCTACAGCTGATGGTGATCGATATAGTGCTGATAGTAATCCTGTAAAAGATGAAAGACAATTTATTGTCCCTATTCATCAACGTAATACTAATTTTGAATTAAAAGTGACAAGTGATTTTCCATACCCTGTATCGTTGGTGTCAATGATGTGGGAGGGTATTTATTCTCCACGATTCTATAGGAGGGCTTAATGTTTAATCCAAAAGGTAATAACCTCCTAGACGAACAGATGTCTGTATCTGGTCTGGAGATGAATTGGCTTGGTGCTGTTATTGGAGGCGTGACTGCTATTGCTGGCGGTATCATGGGAGCCCAAAAAGCCAAGAGCGATAATAAAAAAGCTAAAAAAGCTGAAAAAAAGCAGAAAAAATTTCAGAAAAAAGCCGCTAAACTTCAGAATGAGCATAACGAAAAGTTAGACGAAGCTGATCGCGCTAACTACTATGCAATGCGGGATTATAACTACACTGTTCAACTTAAAGATTGGCAGCGTGGTGCAGAAATTCAAGACTACAATTATCTACAATCTCTAAAGCAGTTTCAAAAAAACCTTACGATTTCAGGTCAGCAGCTTAGTTTAAATGCAGTAGCTGAGCAGGAAGCCATTGCATCAGAACAAGATGCACTTCGTGAGGCTTTTATGCAGCAGCAGTTTCAACGTAGAGGTATGTTTGAAGAGCTGCAACAGACTTTTGCTGAAGCAAACCTTAGTAAGGCTGAGCAATTTAATCAACTAGCAGGCATTAAAAACCGCAAAGACTTTGGCCGTCTTGGTTTTGCAACTACTTTGAATACTTTAATGGAGCAAAACAACATTGCCAAAGAAACCCAACTTGTAGAAAGTTTGGTTGAGCAGGGTGCCATTCAAGCTACTGCACAGGCTGGTAAAACCGCTTCTAAAGCGCAGCAAGCTAGTTTAGCTAAAATGCAACGTGGTTTGATGGGTCTTGAGTCTGAACTTTCTGGTAATGCTAAAAAGGCTGCTATTCAACTGGCAGAACTTAATACAAGCCTTAACCTTGAAAAAGAAGGTATTGGTCTTAATCTCCAACGTATTGATAATGTGATCAAAAATGCTCAGCAAGAAACTAGGTTTAACCTTGATGTTATGAAAGAAAACATGCAGGGCACTATTGATGAAACTCAACGCAATATTGAGAGCATACGTCTTGATCGGGCTACTGCAGACCTAAATACCATATCAGGTATGATGTTGTTCCCTGATCGTCTTTCTTATGTTCCACGACCTGAACTTCCTCCCGAACGTATCTTCGTCGAACGTATGAAAGCTATTCCTGGCTATGTACCACCAGCTCAACAGCAAAGTGTATGGGCACCTCTCGTCCAGGGCGTTGGCAGCGGCGTTGCACAAATTGCTGGCGCAAATTTTAGTAAACCCTGGCATGGTAGGTAGAGTAATTAATTCGTTAACAACTTATGGCACGTATCCAATACAGACCCTCTGCTCAGCGCAGGGGTTTTAATCCAAATAAATTAAGTACAGAGGGTATCTCCCGGATGCGTGAAGAAAGCAGCCGGATTGTCCAAGGATTGAGAGAAACCCGTGCAGCAGAAGCTAAACAGGCAGCTACTAACCTCCGAGCAATGGAGGCTGATGCTGCCTATACAGAGCGTATTACAAAAGAAAACTTCGCAATTGAGCAGCAAAACCTTCAAAATGAGCAAAAACAAATCCTTGCTGATATTCAAGGTGAGCAGAAACAAGCTCAAACAGACTCACTTGCAGCACAAACAATTGTTGAAAGTTTAGTTAATTTTAGTGATACTTTAGGTAAGCAAGCTGCTCAACGTACAGAGCAGATGATCAAGGATCAAACTGAGATCGGAATGCTTGCAGTACAATCTATTGATCCCCAACGTCTTGAGGAGTACATCCGTGCGGAACATGCACGTGTGGATGGAACCATCATGATGACAGGTGAAATTGCATCTAACGATGCTGAAACAGGTGTAGACAGGCTTGAAACCATCAAAAGCCTAGCAGGTATCCCAGGTTTGTCTGGTTATGCTGCTCAAGGGGCAATGAATGAGTTGTCGAGACAGCTGTATGGTGATACATTACAATCACGTCTGACAGATTCTGAGACAACATATACTTCCTCTACTGGTGTA